TGAATGCTTTCCATCCATTTCTCTACTTGTGTTCTAACAGTAAAGTTTACATCGTTGATAACTGTAACAGTCCAATCCTCGAAAGTCCTATCCCCAGCAATTTTTAGTTTGTGTCCTCTAAAAGGAACTTCAACTACTGGAAGGGTAGAGCCTGGAATCGCTGCAGTTTTACACATAAATTCTATGTTCTCACCCATATTAGGGATAAAGACCTTGAATCTGTTGGAACGAACTCCACCAGCAATCAACTGTGACTTAAATTCATCTATAGTTGCCATGTCTTACTCCTTAATTTCCATACTGGGTATTAGTAGCACCATATACTTCTTCGAATTCTACACCAGACCTAGCTGCAACAAAGTTTAGTGTGATGAAGTTGATACTTCTATTAGGTTTAACAAAAATCGACGCTTGGAATTGATTTGCATCCACGACTGATTGTGGGTTGTTTGATTCATCACAAACAACTTGGAAATCAGTAACTCCTCGTCTTCCCTTAACTTGTCTTAAGAAAGGTTCAATCGTTGCTCTAAATTGAGCTCTTGTAAATGCATCGTTAAATTCGAATAATTGGAATTTAGCTGCAGTACTGATTGCTTTCTCCATGACAATAAATAATCTCCTAACATTGATTCTGTCAAATGCACTTGCACTTGAAAGAAGTGTTTTATCTCCAAATAAAACAGTCCCTTGGCCAGGGAAAGTTACTACTGGATTAACTCTCTTCTTATATAGTGCATCTCTTTCAGCTTGATTAGGATTAAAAGATAGTTTAGTAATTCCTAAGAATTGACCTCTACTTAATCCTGCTGGTGAGAACCATGCATCTCTTGCCATATCTGTTCTTGCCATAATACCTGCTGTGTGACCACATGCTGGTAAATAACAATATGCATCATTATACTTATCATATTGATAAGTCCATGCACTATCGCAAGTTGCATAAGAACTTGATGTTAGTGTTTCTGCAAACGAAGTGATTGCAGTTTGTGAAGTTGCATTATTAACACAATCTTCCTTTCTCGGTGAAATGATTGCCATGCAATCTTTTCTTGCTTCTGCAACTGCAATCAAGTTATTTGCTTGAGTTGTTGCTTCTGCTAATGTGGTAACATTACCATTCGAACCATCATCACCATTAAGTGGCCCTGCAATTAGGAAGTCAACATCTTGTGTCTCCCCATCACCAAGATAACTTGTGTATCCTGTATTTTTTTGACCAGAAGTTAAATTACTTCCTTCTGTACCATCGGTTAATGATTGAGTTATTGGTAGAGCATGTGTTGCAAACGCTGCACCTGCAGCTGCAAATGTACTACCTGCTTCTGATGTGTTTGAATTGTGGTTTGTCCAGAAGATGTAATTAGAATTATATCTGATTTTATCAACATAGTAGTTAGAGTTACCTTCTGAATCTTTAGCATTAGATGCCATTGAAAGACCTTCGAATATCTCTAGGATTTCTCCTACGATTCCAGTTATAGAACCATCTTCGTCTACTACTGCAACATGTATCTCATCCAGAGTACTGGAGTTTGCAAGAGCATCTGGACTTGAGCCAGGAGCTTTTGTAAAACTAGATGCATATTCCCACTCACGATTAACATTTGAAGTGTTTGAAGGAACTGTCTGTATACCAGAAGTACCATCAGATTCTAATGCAATTGTTAAATTGTTTGTGTTAATTGCAGATATTTGATATCTATCAGTCTGCCCTGCAAAGGTGATTATATCACCAACTACGAAAGCAGCACCAGATGCAACACCAATTACAGTATCACCAGCACTTATTGATGCATCGGATACTGTTGAAGCTGCAGAAAGTGAAAATGCATTTGCACTTGCACAAACAGATATTTTTAAACTATTACCTAAACTACCAACGCATCTCGCTGCATAATCACCAACATTAGCAGCTGCACTGCCTGTATGATAATTAGACTCGTAATAATGAGTTGGGTTTTTAATCAATATTCCAGCTGAACCAGTTGTTGCATTTAACATTCCTGTTCCTAATGCTCTAACTATTTTTAAGTTATTTCCATACTTCAAAAAGTTTGCAGCTGTATAGAAGTGTTCTTTTTTCATACTTGCTTTGAGGTAAGTATCGTCACCTTTCGGTTCACCAAAAACACTTGCTAATTGTTTTTCAGATATAATAGTTCTAACTTCATCAACTGGGCCCCAACTAAACATTCCAACATAACCACCAATAGATGATGATATAGCAGGAACGACATTAGTCACATCGATTTCTCTGACTTGAACGCCAGGACTTACTTGAAATGCCATTTTAGTTTTCTCCCATAAAAAGTTTATTTCCTAAACAAACCTAAAATTGATTTGTCCTTAGTATTTAGTATTTCTTTAATTTTAAAAAGTCCCATATTCATCTTTCTCATTCTCAACTGTCCATAAATCACCACCTTCTCTAAAAGTTTCCTTCTTTGTATAGGTGTTTCCATCCATAATACCTATTGGGACTATATCGTTTTCGATTTCTTTTTGTTTTTCTGCATATAACATGGACTTTAAATCTGCATTTGATAGGTCTTTAAACAATGGTGTAGACACAAACCATGCAAATAATACACAATTCATGACCATATCATCATGACATCCACCATCAGCTTGCCATGATTGTCCTTTTGATACAAAGGTTGCAAACTCTTGGATGGTGTCTGTATCTCTTATATAGAGTTTTTTCTCTTCCATTATCTCTTTTAAGGCTGCACATCCTTGTGCTTTGACCTTCTTGGTCATTCTCACTCCTACCCCATCTGCCTTGATTGCACTTGTTAAAAACATATTTTCATATTCTAACTCATAATATAATTCTCTACATACCATTGTACCTTGATTATTATTTTCTACTATTATCATTGCATCGTTATATAACTTACCATACTTTGCACATATATCTGGTAATAACATAGGAGATATTAAATTATCTCTAAATGTACATACTTGTTCAAAGTAATCTCCATCATGTATATCAAATATAGTAAATGTAGAATAATCCATACCTTTACCTTCTGCTGTATCTACAGTCATAATATACTCATGATGTGGTTTAGGTTTCTTATATACTCTTACTTGACCATACATTTCCATAGGATTTTCTGATACTAATCCTAAAATTATATTTGAAGGTATCAAAGTTCTACCAGTTCCTAGAAAAGAATTACCAAATTCTTGTTCAAACTGCAACTCTGATGTATTTGCAATGGTAGTTTCTTTCCACCTTTCATCTCTGCCTGGCACATCATTCCAGTTAACTTGGTAGTTTGCAAACTCGTTTGACCCTGTAACTGATGCTTCCCAGATACGATGGAACATATTACCTACTCCATTTGCAGTAGATGTTATAATAACCTTTGAATTTTTACCAGATGTAATAACTGGATATGTACCAGTATAGAATGGTTCTGCATTTTCTACGAAGGCAAACTCATCAAGATAAAGAAGATTAACAGATAAACCCCTAATCGATGATGTCGTAGTTGCAGATGCAATGATTCTAGAATTGTTTTCAAAATCAATACTTCCTTTGTTTAGTGATTTAGTTCCTGGCTGTAAAAAGAATGGTACATTCTCTAACATCGTTGTTATACGAGATAACATTTCTCGTGCAGTTGCACCCTTGTTTGCCAAGATGGCAACTGTTTGTTCTGGGTTGAACAAGATGTACCAGAGAAGATATGCACATACTGTGATTGACTTTCCACTTTGCCTACAGGCAAGGACAATGTTAAACCTGTTATCAATAAACTGGTCAATAAGATTTTTTTGATATTCATATAATTCAAATGGAACTAACCCCTCATCTAGTGAAATAATTCTTATGTATTTTGTAATGAAGTATGCTGGGTCACGAGTACATCTAAGGTATTCTTGTACCTTTTCATCATCCCATTCTTCTGTAACTCCACTTCTTTTTACTTGGGAATTACCTAGATATCCTTCATTCTTTGGCTTCGGCATTCTGTTTTTTCAATAGTTTCTGCAATTCAGCAGTCGAACCTATGAACAACTGATTAGTTGTATTTCCTTTAGGTTTTTCATCTTCTAAGTCATCCATCATTTTCTGGATTTGTAATAATTTTTCTGATGTTTCTGATACAGTTTTAATTAACTGTCCTGCGACCTCGTAAGTCCTCGGATGTTCACTTTCTTTTGCAAGGTCTAGGATACCCTCTATTGCATCCTGTCCTCTCTCTACGAGTCCATATAGTGTGTTTCTGGTGTATTTGTAGTCTATCTGTTGTTCTTTATCTCTACTTGCAAAACGACCAACCTCATCTCTAGGAACAAGATGTTTATTAGTCTCTTTGACTACTTCTTCTGCTTCGTGGTTAATGTCTAGAAGTTCATCTAGTTTTTCATCTATAGATTGTTTCATAATTAAATATTAGACTTGTCTGTATTGTAATCGAAGTCGTTTCCATCAAAAAAGTTTATTGTTTCAGTTATATTTAGTGGACTTGTATCAACTGCCGTATTAGTTGGATTAGGCACCATCTTAACTTCACTAGACCTTCCAGCTGTAGTATCTACTTTACCATCATCTGATATGTAAGTTCTTGCACGAACATCTCTGATAATTTCTTGAGATGCAATAGAACCATACAAATATGTCTTCATTTCGAAGTTTAAGTTCCAAGTTATTACTCTACGAGATTGAAAGTCACCTTCATATTCATCTGTATAAGATACATCTTGTAATACGATTGGTACATCTCTCTTTTCAGCAGTGCCTGGCACTGTAGTCATTGTGACTGTAAAGTCTGGAGTAAAAAATGGTAGTATCTGTTCTACAATTTGTAATGCATCCTCAGTGTTCTTTGATAGAATATATAAACCAAAGTTTATATTATATGGAACTGGTGCAAACTGTGTTCTTAAAACTGTATTATCAGTTGCATCTTTTAGTTTGTATTGTTTAAGTTTACCTAATTTTCTTTCTGCATCATATGTAAGACCTGTAATATCAAATGCAATTCTAGGTAAAGTCATTGCAACCCTTGAACTATTATTGTCCATGATATCACCTGCTTGGTCTAATCTTGCAATAAATTTTTGTTTGGGCCCATATGATAATGGAACTCTCACATTTTGAGTTGAGTTTCCAGATGCATCATCTCTTTGAATATCAATCTCATTGAACATAGTACCAAAGACTGATACTGCCCTTTTGATTGCTTCATGATAGAAATGTGTTTTACCCAGCATTTTTAATCCCCATTACCCAATTTTCTGCAGCCGATTCTGCATATACTTCACTATGTCCTTTATATATTTCATCGAATTTCCAAACATTACCTTCCCAATATCTGCATCCCCAATTACCATACTCATCTTTCCATACTTCTGATTTTCTATTTTCATGTTGGAATGTGTGATATAAATCACTAAAAACTTTCATACTCATATTTATAGTGTTCCAAATGGATTCGTTTCTGTGAAGTCTACGATGTTATCTCCAGCAGTTTCGAAATCTTTATTATCTGCAAGTGGGTCATTAGGCATTGTATATAAGTCTGGTGCAACTGTTATTGCCCTATTTGCATTACTTGTTGCACCTACTATATTACCAGCATTTGCATTTGATGTAAGTACAAACATCGTGTTCGTAGCAGGTGTTGCAGTATCACTAAATGTGATATTATTAATTTTAACAATTTTAGCAGTTGACCCAATTGATGAATAAGATACTACATTACCAGATACAGTCTTACCTGTATTAACTGTTTGTGTGACCACCTCACCAACTTCGAAGTCTCCAGAACCAGCACCAACTGTAATTTGTACTTGATATGAGAATTGGTCTTCAACATTATCAAGTTCTGCAATACCAACATCAATCTCTTCATGTGAGTACTCAAATGTTTCACATTGCATTTTGAATACATTAATTTTACCCAATTGATAGAATGGATTTTCGTGTTCTACGAATCTGATTTCAAATATTTGATTTCCAAGAGGGAAGTAAATTAAGTCTCCTTCTTGAGGCCTTGTTGTTGTTGCAAGATTAGAATCTAATGATATAAACCTATCCCATGTTCTTCTTGATAAAACGAATGTTGCTTGGTCTCTAACTTCTACACCAAATTTAGAAAGTAAGTCTCCTTCTCCCTCAAACCCTTCGGTGTTTTCAATATACATTTCAACTGCATATGCATCACCAAACTTAGACGATGTATCTTCACCAAAGATTTCATCCTCATCCACAATTGTTCGTGGTAGGTAATAACACTCGTGTCCATAGAATCTAAGTGATTCTACAACCAAGTCTTCATGCAGATTTTGTTCTGATTGAACTGCATGGTTAAAATAAACATTAGTAGGCATCGATTACCCCATCATTATAGCAGATTCAGTCTGTAATAAATTACTTTGTTCCTCTAACTTTTCAATTTCTGTATTTGCATCCTCAAGGATTTGTCTACCCTGTAAGGTTACTCCGCCTGGCAACTGAACTCCTTCGAACTTAGATAAGTTCTGACCCCACTGTTTTTTAATTAATGCAGTGACATATTTCTTTAACCATACATCATTGTATACATCTGTAAACTGAGTTGGGTCTATTTTTCTATAACAATCAATAACAATATACTCTCCAGATGTAACTGCATTTGACCAATCCATATCTAAGTATAATCTGTTTTGTGCCTTGTTAAACCTAATTGGAACTTGACCAATTAGTATCTCATCCAATAATTGAATGTGATTTTGCACCATTTCATATTGTATTATAGATGTAGAAGAGATGTCATATAGGTCATTTAACCTTAACTGATATCTTAAGTCAAACATATTAAGTCCAGACTTATCTACAAATGGAAATACTCTAAGTACTGAATATACTGATTCTGGAAGAACAACATATCCTTGTCCTTCTTTAAATGTCATACTAGATGATATATGTGTACCAGTGCCTGATTGAGACATACTTGCATTACCTTTTTGGTTTGCAAGGTCTGTGTCATTGATTTGATGTTTTAAATATGTACGAATAGTACCATCGTAATGATACTCTGCAAAATATTGTAATGCATCATCTATGATATCATCAATTTGGTCATCATCCACATTGATATCTAATACTGGTTTACCCAGTTGTCTTAATGCATATTCTTTAAGTGTTGCTTTGCTGTTTGGAGCTGCCATAACATAATCCTGTTAGAAATTAATCTCTTTAACAGTATTTAGGTTATTTTTGATTTGAAAGTAAGAAATCGTCTAATTTTCCATCGATTTTTTCAATCGATTCTAGTAAAGGTCTCATTGCCCGTTCAAGGTCATCCTTTTGGATGTAATCCCTTGCAACCTCTTCTCTGGTTCTATTAAGAAGGATTTCAATCCTTTTTAATTCATTTGCTTGGTTAATAACCCACCAACCAACAGCAGCTGCACCAGCAGTTAGAATAAAATTCCAAATTAGGTGTAACATTTCTCCATCATTTCCGAACATAAGACTTCCTCTAAATATACTATTATTTATAAAGTTCTAAATTTTCGTAATGTTTCCATCTGGCTCAACATTAAAAGCTAGTACATCATCAAAGGATGGTTGAATATTAGGCATAGCACTTAGTCTTCCTTCATTCTCCCATTGGAAATCATGATTAAATGCAATTGATATTCTGTCGAAATCAACTTCATTAGGTTCTACATAATGCATCATTGCAGAAGGAAATAATAGTAAATCACCCTCACATGGGTCGATAACAAGATTGTCCATGTCTCTTCTTGAACAATGTGTAAAGTCTGACATATATTTTGCTTGACCAGACAAGAATTGTAAAGAACCAGAACCCCTAGTTTCGTCTGGGACTTTTAAGTAGAATACACCACTAAACCAACAGCCTGGATGTGTGTGTACATTATTATATGAATGTTGGTAGTTTATATTTACCCAGTAATTACCATGATGTAATTTCATCTTATCTGACTGGTTACCAACAAAGAATGGAAATACTTCATGGTTAAAAACCTCTTCAACTCCATTCATCATAGATTGAAAGATTGGTCTTTCATTTACACCATCATTAGATTGCCAACCACTACCATTATTAGAACGAGCCCTTCCTCTAGGGTCTTTCTTTCTCATAGTATAACACTCTTGTTGCATTGCATACATTTGTTGAGGTGTTATTAATTCCTTTTCTATTAAATTTACTTTAAAAACATTCCATGAAAACATTGGTATATACATTACGAATACTCCTTTCTAGTTGCCCACTTCTTTCTGTAAACATGTTGAAGGTCTTTCTCTTCGGAGTTATGTTTCCTTGCATTCATTAGTGCAAGTTCTTCCTCATCATCTTCTTGCATCTGTAACAACTCTTCTGGTGAATAATATTCTATATTCATCTTCCAAGGTGTTCTTATAAAAGGTACAATCTGTACCAGAGGTGTACCTTTACTAATAACGAAAGATTCATTTACTATGGGATAAAAAATTAACATATTATTTGTTGTTAATTGGTTAAATTTGTCTGTATCAATAATTCCTTGCCAGACTCTAAAATATGGGTTATCAAATAAAAATGGGTCAAGATAATAACAAGAAGTTCCTTCTGGTGTTTCAATTAAAAAATCCATCTTAAACTTAAATGCCATCTTGTCATCCCAATTACTTCCATGAGTTTGTTTTGCTGGATGACCTGCTATCATCATTTGTTTTTCAATTGATTTAAGTTCTCCAATTGATAAATCATGTGATTGAATATAAGTATCAACATCTTGTGGGTCTTCAAAACTTTTTAGTTTATGAATATCTTTATTGGTTACTTTATCTTTTAAAGGTATTGCAAGACTACATGGTTCTCCATTATTATCTCCTATCAAAACAAAAACAGAATGTCTATTT